GTGTTTAATACTACGAAAACCACAACTACAACGTATGAGACAAGCAAATCTACAACTACGACCTTTGAAACAACAAGATCAACAGATACAACAAGGTCTACATCTACTAGTAGATCTACCACTACGTCGTTTATAACTGTTAGAGAAACTGGATTTTTTAAAAGTAATTAAGCTTTTTGACTATTATAAAGCATATATATTTCTGTACAATGTTATAATATTAAGGAGTTACGTATGTCAGAAATGTTTAACAAAAAAGTTTTAGATGAACGAATTAGGGATCTAAAGAAAAACGATAATATTACTGCGTTTAAAGACGTAGAAAGTTTACTTCTTAGAAGAATTAGACAAGAACAGTTTGAAACAAGTTACGATGTAATGGCAGAAGAAATGCCATATTTTAGAACATTAAACTATACAGAGCATGCGGGTACAATGATTGTTCACCCATTAAATAGTATGCTTAGAGTTTGGCAAATGGAACAGGGATTTTTTAATGATGATGATTCCGAAATTCTAGATTACGCTGGATATATAAAATCACGTGTTGAGGCTGGTCAGGGAAACAAATACCAAGATAGAGAAAACTTTTTCGACAAATACCCACCTAGAAAACACATAGTAATTTTAGCTGGATCTAACAAAATAAAAGAAAGACAGTGTTTAAATAAGCTTAGATATATTCATGATACATGGTTTGATGAAGTTTATTTTAAACCCCACCCAGTTACGAATCATACAATAATTGGAGAAATAAAAGATTTGTTTGGTCAAGAAAGTGTATTACCTAGGGAAGCAGATGTTTATCAATATATTTTGGAATCAGAAGTTGTGCACACTACACATCTAAGTGAAACAGCAACAACTGCACTCTGTTTAGGAAAGGAAATAGATACGACTGATGTATGGCAAGACTTGTTTATGTCATCATTTTATCATATAAATAAATTTGTTTTTGAATATGCAGCAAGCGGCCAAGGAATCGATTGGATAAACAAAACATTTTCTAGTTATAAATCTGGAGTATTTTGTCCACAAATAGATCCAAATTGGAGATTGAAAATGGATAAGTATCTGGAATTCATACGTGAAACTAGAAATAGCTATAAAAATTGGTATATAGAAGTTCCTAGAAAAAAATAAATTATGACTTTACACGATGCTAATTCTTTCCTAGAATATAGAAAGCAACAAGAAAAAATACATCTAGATAGGATAAAAAATAGCAAAAATCCGTTGGATAGTATTTTAACGGTTGAAATTAATGCTACTGAATTATGTAATAGGACATGTGTATTTTGTCCACGACATGATCCAGAGGTTTATCCTAATCGTAATTTAAATATGACTCCACAAGATGCTTTTAATATTGCTAGAAAATTAAAAGATGCAGATTATACTGGAAGAATATCATTCAGTGGATTTGGGGAAAATTTACTAAACAAAAAGTTTACACAAATTATTAAGAACTTTAGGTTGGTATTACCCAAAAATTGGTTGGAGTGCAATACTAACGGTGATGTTTTAACTTCTAAGAATGTAAATTCTCTATATGATGCAGGGTTAGATATGTTGTATATTAATTTATACGATGGACCAGAACAAGCCGATGATTTTACAAAGATAATGGAAGATGCTAAGGTTCCAGTTAGTAGATATAGTTTGCGAGCACATTGGGTTGGAGCAATAGAGGATTACGGTCTTAAATTAAATAATAGAAGTGGAACAATAACATGGTTAGACTTGGATGAAGATGAAGTAGAAAACCTTAAAGATTCTAAATGTTATTATCCATATTACAAAATGTTTGTAGATTGGAATGGTGACGTTTTATTTTGTTCCAACGATTGGGGAAGAGAAATAATTATTGGAAACCTTCTCAAACAATCCCTATACGATGTATGGATGAGCGATAAAATGAAAGAAATTAGGGACAGATTATCTAAGGGAGATAGGAGTTCAAGTCCTTGTAACAAGTGTTCAGTCGGTGGAACTTTATTTGGACAACCAAGTTTTGATTTAATTAATGAGTACTATGAAAGTAGCGATAACAGGACACACTAGTGGTTTAGGAAAGGAACTATACGGTCGATTTGATGACGTAAAGGGTTTTTCATCAAGCAATGATTATGATGTTTCTAACAACTATGAACGAGCAAAAATTATATTTGAATTACCACATTTTGATTTATTCATAAACAATGCTCATCCACATTTCGATCAAACTAAACTTTTGATGGAAGTATTTACTGAATGGCAGCATCAAGACAAAACAATAGTCAATATAATCAGTAGAGCAAAATACGACAATATATCAAAGGGATTTATGTATTCAGCTTCTAAAGCTTCTTTATCTCATTTATCAAATAATTTACGTTTCAATACAGATAAAAAATGTAGAATAATTGACATAAATCCTGGTTTACTAGATTCTGATTTACCTAGTTTATCTTATGAAGAAATGGCAGATATAATTTTATGGTGTATAAATCAACCTCCACATATCGAAGTTGGTGAAATATCAGTTTGGAATAGAGATCCATATATTAATGTACAGAAACGAAAAGCAGAATTGTTAGATGCTAAACTTTAAAGACATAATTGATCCAATCTCTGTAGAAGATTTTAAAAAGCATTATGATGCACAGCAACATTTTGTTATAAGAGGAGATAAGTCTAGGTATGAGTGGATATATAATTGGAATGATTTTGACAGGTACATGAATGGCTTTCCAAAAAATTGTGGGGATTTACAAATAATAGCATATAACGATAACTTGCGAGATAAGTGGTGTAAGAGAAAAATGTATGATAAAGAACCACTTACTAAGGAACAGGTTTATGATTTATGGAAAAAGGGTAAAACTTTTATTTTGGCATTACAAGAGTACCAAACTCCAGGAATGATTAAGGTTTGTAATGCAATAGAAGAATACTACGGTAGAGGAACTGCAAACTTATATTGTTCTCCAGTACGGGATTCTGTAAGTTTTCCAACTCATGCTGATAGTACAGATAACTTTTTGGTACATGTTGAAGGATCTGTAAAGTGGACTTTATACAATGAATTTGGAAACCCTAAACATAAAAATAAACGTAATGGAGGCGTAAGTCAAATTGAAGATAGAGAATATACAGTAATGGCAGAATACGAATTATCAGCTGGAGATTTACTATATATTCCACGTTTTCAGTATCACAACGCTTTAGCATTAGAAGACAGAATATCAATAAGTTTTCATTTTAATCTTGATAGACACGGATTAAAAAGAGGAAAGCCAGTTGGTAGACCACCATGGAATAATTGGCTTTATTGGAAATAAACATAGGAGAGTAAAATGGCACAAGATGTTAAATTTACTGACGAAGAACTAACAGGTCTAAAGGAAATTCAGGCTGCTTATCAAAACATACAACTTCGTATGGGCGGACTGAAGATGCAACAAATTGCACACGAAAGACAAGCAGAAAGATTGGTAGAATTGGAAGACCAATTAATGGCTGAGTTACAAGACCTGAATACAAAGGAACAGGAAACTGCTGCTTCATTAAATGAAAAATATGGAGCAGGAAGTTTAGATCCTGAATCTGGAGTTTTTACGCCGTCAGTTCAAAACACAGAAGAATAAAAAGATAACTGCGTTTTGAGCGTTACACAATATATTTATTTGTGAATCGCTGTGCGCTGTTTAAAATTTTAAACTAATAACCGGAGAAAAATAATGGCTGAGAGAATCGTCTCACCGGGTGTATTTACCAGAGAAAAAGATCTCTCCTTTCTTCCACAAGGTATTGCTGAAATTGGAGCGGCAATGATTGGACCAACCAAAAAAGGTCCAGCTTTTGTTCCTACTACAGTTTCAAATTATAACCAATTTGTGGAGATGTTTGGAGGTCTTGATCAAGATTTATACGTCCCATTTACCGTTCGCGAGTATCTACGTAGTGCTGGAACGGTCACTATTGTCCGGGTTTTAGGTTTAGGAGGCTATTCGACCGGTCATGTAATTGTAGGTGCTCATCCAGACGGAGTTACTGGAAGTGCTTATACAGGGTATGCCGTATTGGCACCGAATGCAACTGTTAATGGAGAAGCTGCCTTTGGTGGTAGTACCATTTCTGGTGTATTCAATAACTTTGGCCTGGCAACCGGATCTTACACGCTTTCTGCATCCTTAGACCCATCGGACGCAAGCTACATTGAGAATGTCTTAAGTAGCAACCCACTTTCAACAACAACCGCGGCTGGAGCTGCAACACCTTTCTACTTATATAAAATTTTTAAGGGTGCTGCATCAAGTCAAGGTAGTGGTGGTGCTGCAGTAAACATAGATATTGTCAGTGCAGGTCAAGCATTTGGTCAAGATTATCAAAATGCTGCAACACCATACATTAATTCTCAAAAAATAAATGGCTCAGTTGCCAACTTATTTAAGGTAGAATTAAGATCACATGGTGAAGTTGAAACTCATAGAAAATATAAGATTGGTATATTGAATGTCAAGCAAGCTGGAACTATAGCAGGTTCAGATTATGGTAGCTTCTCAATTCAGGTTAGAGAGATGGATGAACAGTCTTTCAAACCAGCTGATGATGTTATCGTTGAACAGTTTGACAATCTTAATTTAGACCCAGAATCTGCGAACTTCTTTGTTAGAAAGATTGGTGATAGGTATGTAACAATCGATGCAAACGGAAAACTAACATATAATGGCGATTGGCCAAATATGTCTAAGTACATTTACATAAGCAATTATGATCAAGTTAAGAAGGGTGCAGTATCACCTGCATTAGTACCTTTTGGTCATTCAGCAGTTCAAATGCCTATTGCTACTGGATCAAATTGTACTTCATTTCCAGCTGCTTCTTTTATTAGTGAGCAGACTAACCCTTCTACTAACGCGTTCGACACTACAGTGTTCTACGGATTAGATTTTGCAACAGCTCAAAATAGAAACTTTTTGGATGCATTGTCTACCCGTGCAGCTGCTAATAACAACGTATCATTCAGTTTGAGTGATATGGTAGGTCACCCATCGGCATCAGCTGCTGATTTTGGTGGATCTTCTACATTCGCAACAACTGCAAGTAACTTAGCTTTAGGAACCTCAAACGTTGCTCAGCATAAGTTCTTTGTACCTTTCCAAGGTGGATTTGATGGTGCTAACCCAGCTATAGAGAAGAAAACAGGATCTGATATTTCTGCTACTAACCAGCAGGGATTTGATTGTTCTACTTCTACAGCTAGTGGATCAGTTGCTTATAAGCGAGCTATGAATGCAGTTAGTAACCAGGATGAATTTGACATTAACATGTTAGCGACACCTGGTCTTATTTATACGCTACATCCAAACCCAATTAACCATGGTATTCAGATGGTTGAAGATAGAGGAGATGCTTTCTTCATATTCGATCCTTCTGCTTATGCTGATGGAATAAGTGCTACAACAAGTGCAGTTGCTACAACAGATACCAACTACGCTGCAGCATATTATCCATGGGTTAAAGTGTTAGATGATAGCCTTAATCTACCAACTTGGGTACCACCTTCAGTGGTAATACCTGGAGTTTATTCACAAAACGATAGAGTAGCACATGAGTGGTTTGCACCAGCTGGTCTTAATCGTGGTGGATTGACAAATGTAATTGAAGCCAAGACAAGGTTGACTCACGCAGAACGTGATCTTCTTTACGAAGATAGAGTTAATCCTATTGCTTCATTCCCAGGTCAAGGAGTCGTTGTATTCGGTCAGAAAACATTGCAGGCAAAGCCTTCAGCGTTAGATCGAATCAATGTACGTAGATTGTTAATTAGAATCAAGAAGTTCATCGCGAGTTCTTCACGCTACTTGATATTTGAAAATAATACAGTAGCTACTAGAAATCGTTTCTTGAACATCGTTAATCCTTACTTAGAATCAGTACAAGCAAATTCAGGCTTGACTGCTTTCAGAGTTGTTATGGACGATTCTAATAATACACCTGATGTGATCGATCGTAACCAGTTAGTTGGACAAATATTTGTTCAGCCTGCTAGAGCGGTTGAGTTCATCGTACTCGACTTCGTAGTACAACCTACTGGAGCTAGCTTCCCAAGCTAATTCAAATTAGGTATATAATGAAAAAGCCCAGTTTAATACGCTGGGCTTTTTTGTTTTATATGCTATTTTTTTGATTAAAACGATATTTATAATCGAATATAAAAATTCTTATTTAGGAGAAATAGAATGCCACAATTGATCGATCCGAACGATATAATGTTCACACAATTTGAACCTAAAGTCCAAAATAGGTTCATCATGTATGTTGAAGGTATTCCTGCATATACCATTAAAGCTGCATCTCGTCCAAGCATTGAGTTTGAAGAAGTTGCTTTAGATCACATAAACGTTAAAAGATATGTGAAGGGTAAAGGGGAATGGCAAACATTAGACATAACACTTTATGACCCAGTTGTTCCTTCAGCTGCACAAGCAGTAATGGAATGGGTAAGACTATCACACGAATCCGTAACAGGTAGAGACGGATACTCAGATTTTTACAAGAAGAATGTAACATTTAATCTACTAGGTCCAGTTGGAGACATCGTCGAAGAATGGCAATTAGTAGGTGCTTATATACAGTCAGCTACATTTGGTGATTTAGATTGGAGTACAACAGATCCAGTAGAAATCACATGTACACTTAGATACGACTACGCAATACTACAGTTCTAATTTAGACTACTAAAAATATCGGTAGTGATTAGAAGTTGTGGCATTCTTCAAATGACTACCTGCTAGAATAATTGCGTTTTATTCGTGTTACTGCATATATATTACTAAAGGTTAATGTTAAGGAGTTATAATGCCTGAAAATAGTAAACAGCAAGTTGCGCCCAAGAAGGAGTCTACGTCGACTCATCAGAAGCAACCACAACAACCTAAATTTCCTAGTGAGATCATAGATCTCCCAACTAAGGGACTAATGTATCCAGAAGGACATCCTCTTTCAAAGGGTACAATAGAATTAAAGTATATGACAGCTAGGGAAGAAGACATTCTTACGTCTGCTAATCTAATCAAGAAAGGTGTAGTAATAGATGAACTACTAAAATCTATGATTATTTCCGATGTAAACTACGATGACCTGTATATTGGGGACAAAAATGCAGTAATGTTATCAGCTAGGGTACTGGGCTACGGTAAAGATTATGTCACAGATGTTGATTGTCCAGAGTGTGGTAATACAGAAAAAGATTGTTCTTTTGATTTGACGTCGTTTGAGTATAAGGAAATTGATGAAGGGTACTTGAATAGAGATAACAAGTATGAATTTACACTTCCAAACTCCAACAGAAAAGTAGAATTTAGATTCATAACGCACAAAGATGAAAAAGCTATTGATAAAGAAGTAACTAGATTGGCAAAAATATCAGGTGGAATTAGTCCTGAAATGACAACTAGACTTCGCTATCAGATTGTATCGGTAGACGGAGATGATTCTACAGAGACAGTTGCTAACTTTATCAAGAATGAATTATTCGCTATAGACTCTAGAGCCTTAAGAGATCACATGATGGAGAAGATGCCAGATGTTGACTTTACAACATATTATGGATGTCCTTCTTGTGGGGAAAATTCTGAAATGGATCTTCCTATATCAACAAATTTCTTCTGGCCTTCCCGATAGCCCCGGAATATAAGCCCAACGTTCACGAATCCATATTCCAACTTTGTTACTTCAGTGAAGGAGCATTCTCGTTTTCTGAAGTATACGATATGCCTATCTATCTGCGTAGATTTTACACTAACGAACTAGTGAAGCAAAAGGAAAACGAACAGAAACAGATGGATAAAGCTTCGAAAAAAACATCTAGTAGTGTCGCTAGACCGCCAACAAGACGCTAAACATAATTCCGTTTTTGCATATTTATACATGTATTAATACGTAAAATCCAAGGAGTTATCCATGTCACAATCTAAAAAACTCGTACGAGAATTTAAAGGAGCACTAACTGGTGCGTTAGCTGGTTTTCTTTATCGCTCATTGAGGGGTGAAAAGTCAAAGGCTAGCAAGATAAAAAATCAAGCCAGTCAAATGGATCCATCGGTTGCTAAAGAGTTTGATAAACTTCAAAAATTAGTTGATAAGGGAGCAGCAGAAGCTGAGAAAACAATTTCTAAACTTCCAAAGGAAAAACGCGATCGAATTGTAAAATTAGCCAAAGCCTTTGAATCAAAACACAGAATATAATTACTAGGAAACTAGTGTGCCTCAAATAAACAAAAACGACATAAGTTTACAGCAGCAATATAATGAGTTAAAGAAAGAAGAAGCTCGATTAGTTAAAGAGATTCAAAACGATAACCTCAAAGATACTGCTAAAACTCGTGAGAGAACTCGCGATATAAAGGAATACCGTGTTAAATTAAAAGAAGTCCAAAAGCAAATGGATTCAATCGTATCGTCAACTGATGATATGGTTAAGGGTTTAGGTAAGTCTGTAAAGGAAGTTAGTAAGGTTGGTGCTGAAGCTGGAAATTTGGGTGGATTCTTTAAAGACATGGCAAAGGAAGCATCAAAAGCTGGTAAACAGTTTGCATTATTAGGTGATGAATTATCCGATGCAATGATTCGTGGTGATAAGTCTAAGGTTAAACTTTTGAACAAAGTCTTTGAAGGTGAAGACAAAATAATGGAAGTTATGAAATCTAAGTCTGCTTTTATGGACGCCGAATTAGATGTGATGCTTGAACAAGCTAAGGCGAACTTAGAAAACGGAAAGTTAACAAAGAATTTAAGTAAAAACGCTAAAAATTTATTACAACAACAAGTTCAACAGTTAAAAACTATGAAAGCTCAGCAATCCGCAGCTAAGCATCTAGCGGATAAGTATGAAGATGTGGCGGGATTTGTAGACAAGATTAAAGATGGGTTCGAACTGCTGAAAGCCAGTCCGCTTACTGCAGTTGTTATAGGTATTATGGGTGTCATGGAAAAAATGGTTGGAAAGGTTGAAGCAGCGGCGAGGTCGATGAATGAAGAGGTTGGTATTGGGCTTGTAAATTCTGTTAAGGAAGCTGGTAAACAGATGGCTGCAATGCCTGCTTCAAGTATTATGGAATCTATGGGTCTTGCACCACAGGTTGCAAGTCGAGCAAGAGCAGCAGCAACGACAGCAGCAGCTGTAGGTGGTGATTTAGCCTTAATGCAAAATATGACTATAGGAATTAATGAGGCAGTAGCAACTTTAGATTATGGAGTGGCAGCTTCTCAAGTAGCAGAATTATCAGATAATTTATTCGTTGCTACAAACTTAACAAGGGAACAGGCTTCAGCTGCACTTAATTCTACAGCAGAATTTGCTAGACAAAATAAGGTAGCACCTAAAAAGGTATTAGAAGATATGGCACAAAATGCTCAGGTGTTAGCAAAGTTTTCAGACGGTACAGCGGA